CTGTGATTTTATCCTTGCCTTCAATTAAAACATCTGTGATAATTGTAGGATAGCCGCTGTTATTTGTTTCAACATCTATTGCTAAAACTTTGTAAGCGCGCACAAGATTCAAGAAGTAAGGTTGTGCAAATAAGCCCCTGAAATCAAACCTGAAAATATATTCAAAGTAAACTTCATCATTGATCCAACTATCTTGAACACCTGTTGTTGCAATGTATGTTGAAGAAAGCGCGCCTGCTGTTGTTCGCTGCATGTAGCTTGCAGTTGTTGCAGTAAAAACATTTCCTGAAAAAGCAACAGGATCGAATCGAACGCGCCTATCATTAATGCTTGTTGCAATGCCGCCTGAATAATCTTTTACAATTAAAGAATTGAAGTTTTGCCAATTGCCTGCAAAGCCGCCGTTACGAACTGAAACATGTTGTTCATACATGAAGAAAGTTGATTGCGTTGCTGAAGGAAAAAGATCGCGGCGCTTGTATATGTTCAATGTGATTGAAGTAAGCAACGTTCGCCAATCATCAACTAAAGCAGATATGCCCCATGTAGAAAGGCAATCAGCGAAATCACCTTCAGTTAAATCAAGCAAATGCCTGATTCTTTCTTTCGCAACAGGCTGCAAACATTCAGTGTTTTGTGTTGTGTAATACTGATTGAATGTGCTTTCAATTGTTGGCGTGCAATCGCAATCTTGATCAGGAATTGTTCTTACTGTGATTGAATCACTGATAAAAGTATTTACTGTAATTCCATCATTCGCATAAACAATTGCAGCAATGCGATATCTTGAAGCAGGATTAATGTTGATGTAAACATAAGCGCTGCATTCATAATTGCCGCCGAATAAAGGCGTAAAAGTTGAAGGCGTGAATAAGTGATTATCAAGCAAAGAAATCGGCGCAACGTTCGTAATGTTTGCGCGGCTTGAATCTGTTGCAAGCAAAAAGTTTTGCGTTTGATTGATAAGCGTTTCATCAAACAAATGATAAGTGATTGCTTGTGCGCCGCCATAAGTTGCAGGAACATTGATCTTAAAAGTAACCTTTGTTTTTTCAACTGTGCTGAAATCTGTAACAACACCTGCTGTTCTTTCAAGCGTGAATAAAGGCGCTGTGAATTCACTTGCAGCGTTGTAAAGTCCTTTGTTGTAGAATCGCGAAGTAAAGCCGAAACATTGAATGTGGCTGCATCTAAAGAAGCCGCCATCAACAACAACAACAGGATCAGTTACAAAGAACGCTGATTTCAATACTTTGTTTGTATTGTAAACAGAACTGAAAGTATTATCGTAATCAATTGGCGCGCTTGTGATGTTGCGCTTCAACTTTAAGCTATTATCGTATAAATACGATTCAACAAAATTGTTGAAATCTTGAATCAAAAAGAAAGTAAGTTCGACGTTGAACAGCCCTGCTGCTGCATCAACAGGGCGAAAAACTACTTGATAGTTTTGCTGATTCATTTGATTCACACCTGCTCCATTCAAAGCCATGTTGTGAGCAGTTCCATTCGGCATTAAAGAAGCCGCGTAATAAATTGAATATCCTACAGGCAAAGGCGAATTTCCTTCAAAGGGCGAACTGCAATTCACATCAAACAGATTCGGATTGAACTGCAGCTGCCAACCGCTGAAAATTCCTGAAGGATATAACATCTGAAACACAACTTTCTTTTGATCAAGAAAGCTTGATTGATTGTAAAGATTAATCGGATCGCAAAGCCCGTTTATAGTGTTCAAATAACCGCCTACTGTTTCAACTGCAATATCAACGCAACACAAGCAAGCGCCTTCTTCGCAAACAATATCTTCAACAGTTCCTGTAACATTCAAACCTTCACTGCAATTTATACCTGAATTGTAATTAACAACACAACTTATTGCATCGCCTGCACCGCCTGCGCTCCATGTAATAGTTGGGCTTGCTGTTGCTCCAACTGCAATTGTTCCTGTAAGATCAGTTCCTGTTAATACAGGGCAATCGTCTAAAATAAGTTCATAAGGAATTTCAGCAATAGTTGTGTTCGTTATTGTTAAACCTGTTGAAGCTTCAGCGCCTGAAGGAACAACGCCAAAATCAATTGATGTTGGGGTTATTAAATCAAGCAACGAAACGCAATTCATGTGAATGTAATAGAAACCTTCATTGCCATGTTCTGCAGTCGAAATATCAAGTTTCCAATAAGGCAAAATATTGCCATCACAAATTTCAAATGTTACTGTGAAGAATTCATCACGCGCAATTAAAAAAGGGAATGAAGGTGCAACACCATTGATTGCTGTAATTGTTACGCCTGTGTTCGTAATAGCAATATCAGTTACATTCAAATTTGTATTGTGAACGTTTTGAAAGGTAACCGTTATACTTTGACAGGGCAAACAACAAAGCAAGTTGTTCAACGTGCCGCCTACACTTGTTTCACTAAAATTTATTCCTTCAGTTATTATGATTCTTCTTGAAGCCATGTTTGTTTTTTTTCAAAGTTAAACAATTCCTTCAACCGTTACTGTTCGCTGCAAGTAATCAATTTTCAATTCTTTCACTTCGCCAAACTTGATTGTGTTGCCCTGTCTTAAACGAACTGTTTTAGTGAAATCAAATGCTGCGATTTGATCGCAATCAAAGTTGAATGAAAAACTAAATTCAAATTTCTTTGTTGATCCTTTGCGCGGATTATCAATGATGTGAAAGTCGAAATACAAATTGTTTTTAGCAGGGCGGTAATAACCTTCATAAAAAGTAAAAGGATAATTGTAACGCAAATCTTCATCAATACTATCAACGCTTATTCTTCCGCTTGAATTTGCGCGAAAAAGATAGTAATCGCCGCCTGTGAAAGCATCACTGTAATTGCTTTTTACATAAGCAAAATTATCGCCTGAAGATGAATCCCAAATCAGAAATTTATAGTTTGTTGCAGTGTGCTGATTCATGAAAAGATTTCGAATTGCTTCGCTGAATGCATTACCAAAAAGCGCGTTAATCAAACCTATTTCTGCAAGTTCTTCATAAGCATCACGCGTTATTTGATCATTGCGAAAGCGCGCCTGTGATGAAAGAAAATTCAGTTCATGCTTTCCGCTTTGCGTTGATGAATAAGGATCATTCCATTCAATGATATTATCAAACTTTCCTTTCGCTTCATTTGCCATGTAATCTGTTGCATCACTTGCATAAGAATAGATTGCGAATGAAGGGCGTTCTTTATCAATGTACTTAAAACAAATTTGATTTTCTGTTATTTCATTATTGATCAGCATTGCTTCAGCATCAATCCAAATAGTGCTTTCATCAAAGAAATCTTTTCGCTCAAATATCAGCTTTCCATCTTTTACCCAATAACGCGCATTGAACAACGTCATTAAATGATCGCGCATCAAAGTTTCAATTGTTTCAAGCGGAAGGTTTTCACTTATCAATAAATCTTGCGTTTGCGAAGGTTTGTAACCTTTGCGAATGGGCGCTGAAAAAAGAAGTGTATCATAATAAGTTGAAGCAGGATCATTCAAGATTGAAGATTCAAATTGCAAGCCGCAAGCGCTGCAAGCATTCTTGATGTAATCGCGAAGAAGCGCTGTAGGATGATACCAATTGCACATAATCATTCTGCTTTGAAAGTCATCCATCCAACCTGTTATTTCAGAAAAAGATCCTTCAGGATTAGTCCATGTTCCACCTATGCAAGTTGCTGAATTGCAAGGCGTAAAAGGAATTGCACAAACAATCTGACAAACAAGAAATGCAGCGCCTTGAATCACAACAACAACAAGTGAAATAGGAAGAAGCACTGCATAAATCACAAGATTCAAAATTGAATAAATCAAGAATAAAATAAACAGCAGTGCATCAGGGCGAAAGTCAATGCAATAGCGAAGTTTCTTTTGCGGCGTTGCTAAGAATCCTGCATGATTATCTGTTATCAAAGTTGATTTTAAACAATCAAGTTCATTCTTTTTTTCAATTACGCTTGCAGTGATTGAACAAATCGGTTCGCACCAATCGATCGAATCAAATTTAATCAAGCCTTCAAAGATTGATTTGCTGCAGCATTCATCAAAGATTTCAACTTTTACTTCATTGCCTAAAGCATCAACGCTATCAATCAATTCTTGCTTCAAGATGTTGAAGCCATCATCAAAAAAAGTTAGTTCGCTTGAATAGCTTTTTTGATAGTAACCTTCTTCAATGTTGTTTCGAAATGTGATCTGAAATGAATCAAGCCCATCAACGCGCCCTGTGATAAGCGTTCCGTTTAAGTGTATTCTTACAGGTGCATTCATCTTGCTTTGTTCTTTATTCTTTTCTGTTTGTATTCAATGCGCGAAACAATGCCATGCACGCCGCGTTCATCAATTGAAAGCTGTAAGCCCTGCTGTTCACGAATTGCTTTTTCAATTCGTTCAAGCCTTTCATCATTTAAACTGTTATCAACAACAAGCATTTTGTTTTGCATGCCATTAAGCAAATTCGGATTTCTTCCTGAATGCATTGCTTCAAGCATAGGGCGAAACTTCCTTGTTCGATCAGCGTTCATTACAAATTCGCCCTTGTGAACTGTTCCTGCTGATTCAAATCTTGATCCATCACCCGTGTAACCGCCGCGCGCAAATGATGCAGCTGATTGCGCTTGTGCGCGTGCTTGTGCAAATCCTACAGCCATCGCTGCAAGCGTTGATGCAATGAATAACGGTGAAACAGCGCCCGTTTCTGCTGCTGTTTTAGCAATAGCAATTGCGGCGTTTGCTGCTATTTCAATAACTGCAAGCGCTTGTTGTTGGCGAACATATCTTTCACGCTGCTTCTTCAAAGCATCAAGCTTCTTCTGTTCTATTTCAAGAATTTCTGCATTGCCTTTATCAGCGATTTCAGCAGCCTTTTCAACGCGTGCTTCTTGTGCTTTGATCTGTGCTTCGCTTTGCGCAATAGCCGCTTGAATTAAAGCGTTTGATAATTGAAGCGCTGCATCTGTAGCTTCTTCAATGTTGGCAATAATCTTCTTCTTTTCTTCTTTATCAATTTCTTTTTTATCATTGCTTCCTTCTTGTGTAAGATCAACATCTTTTTGAACGAAATCAGCTTTCAATTTCAAAAGGCTTAAATCTGTTTTCAATTGAATGCCCTGCTTTTGTGTTGATGTAAGCTTCGCGTTGTTCAAGTCGAACTTTGTTTGCGAAGTAATCTTATCACTGCTTAACTTGAATTCACGCGCATAAGCGCCTTTCAAATCAATTATGTTTTGATCAATCAACTTCTTTAGCCTTTCGCGTTCTGCTTTTGTTTGTGCTTCTGCATATTGCTTTTTCAGTTTAGCTTTTTCATCTTCAAGCTTCTTGATGTTTTCAAGTTCAAGTTGCAACTGAATATCAAACTTTGTTTGTTCAATATCATTCAGCGCTTCATCTGTTTTTTCTTTATTATCAAGCGTTAAATCTTGAATCTTCTTTTGTGTTTCTTGTTCAATCTTTAACTTTTCAAGTTGCTTGATTCCTTCAAGTTCAAGAATCAGTTCATTGTTATCGCTTGTGATTTTCAGTTCTTCTTTCAGTTCATTCTTTCGGCGCTCAAACGCTTGATCAGTTGCTTCTTGTTGCAGCTTTGCTAAATCATTAATCTGATTGATCTGTTCATCAAAGCCTACAGGATCAACGAAAGTTGTTGATCCTTGCTTCAGTTCATTGTTTAACTTTTCAACTTCCTTTCGCAAATCTTCAAGCTTTTCTTTGCGCTTATCAGCAAGCTTGATTGCTTCCTTATCAGCGCCTGCATTTGCTGTGAAAGGCTGTGATTCAATAAGCAATCCTGTTAATTTGTTTTGCGCTGATTTCGTTTCTTGCAACGCTTTAAGTTGATCATCAAGAATAGCTTGATCAACGCCTGCAAATGCAAACGCGCGTTGCTTTGCCTGTTGAATGATTTGATCTTCTGTGAGTCCTAAAGAGGCGCCGCGAAGAACTTCAGCTTCGCGTTGAATAGCTGCATTCAGTTCGCCTGTTCGCTTTAATATTTCTTCAATTTCAGTTGCTGTCAAATCTGAATATTGCTTTTGCACTTCAAGCTTTGAAGGCAACAAAAGATTTCCGAATGAATCAGCCTGTCCTGAAAGCGTTGCCGCAATTGCTGCTGCTCTTGATTGCCCAACTGTTGCAAGAATTTGAAGTTCCTGTTTTGCAAGTTCTGCAAGCTGTGAACGAATAGCTTCAGCACGCGCGCTTTTCAGGATTGATTCTGTAAGTTTATCATAAGCAGTTTTCACTTGCTTCAAGAATGCTTCTTCATCACTTAAATTCTTCAGCGTTGTTCCATACTTTGAATTTATTTGATCAATCAATTGCGCCCTTTCCTTTGAACCTTTGTTTGTGTTTGAAAGTGAATTGAATAAAATATCAAGTTCGGCTTTTTCTTTTGCAGCGCCTTCAGCTGCTTGCTGTTCAACAGCTGCAAGTGCTTCTTGTTCTGAAATGAAATTATCAGTTTCATTGCTTACTTCTTCAACGCTATCGCCGAAAGCAAAGAACGCTGCAGCAAGTAACGAAAGCGCGCCTATTATCAAGCCTACAGGATTTGCTTTGAAGGCTGCATTCAATCCTTGTTGCGCTAAAGTAGCAATTCGCGTTGCTGCAGCCTGTCTTGTTGTTGCGCCTGAAAGCAAATTCGTAACCGCAACCTGTGCGCGTGTTGCAGTGTTTTGAATTGTTGTGATTGCAAGCTTTGCACGATCAAGAATCAATGTAGCTGTTTTACTTATCTTTTCTGCTGCAGTTATTTGAAGCTGTCTTGTTTGAAGTGCAACAAGCACACCTGTTGCGCCTGTTAGCAAAGTGATTGAAACTTTGTTTCGATCAATGAATTCAGGCAAAGCCCTTATTCCTTCAATCGCTGCATTGAATGTATCAATCAAGAATTCGAATACAGGAAGCAATCCTTCGCCGATTGATCGCTGCAGCTTCTTGAAATTATCTTCAAGCGTTGAAATTCTTCCTGCAGTTGATTGCCCTAATTTATCAGTTAAGCCAAAGAAGCGCCCTCCTTCAGAAGTAAGCGATCTGAATCCTTCTTCAAGATTTGCAAACGAAATCTTTCCTTCGCTTCCTAACTTCTTTACTTCAGAAGTGGAAAGGCCAAACTGCTTTGCAAATTCATCAATGATCGGAACACCTGCTTCTGTTAGCTGATTGATATCTTCAGCGAACAACGTACCTTGAACGCGCGCTTTGCCATATATCACAGCAAGTTCGTTGAAGTCCTTTCCTGTTGCGCTTGATACGTCACCTAAACGTTCAAGCGTTACAGCAAGATTGTCTACAGGTTCGCCGAATGCAAGCAAAGCCTTTCCTGCATTTTGCACTTGATCGCTTGTGAAAGGCGTTGCAGCCGAAAAGCTTTCAAGTTCTGCAAGTGTTTTCTTTGCTTGATCTGCATTTCCTAAAAACGTTTCAAATGAAATGTTCAATGATTCATAACTTGAAACCGCATCAAGCGCGCCCTTTCCGAAATTCAAAGCAGCGCCTGCAATCTGAATGCCTCCGAACGCTGCAGCCGCGCCGCCTAAAGCGCCCTTCAATTTTGAAAAGCCGCCTTGTGCTTTATCAGCTGTTGAATTCAATTGCCCTAATTGCGCGCGCACTGAATCAAGTTCGCGGCGAAGTTGCGCCGTATCGGCTTGAATCTTAAACAGAACATTTTTAACAGCCATGTTTCGAAGTTTATTTTCTTAAAGAAGTTCGCTTGTTGTTGCTGTTTCCGCTTCCTTGTTCGCTGCTTGTGTGCTTTGGATCTATCGATTCATTTCTTTCATCAATGATTCTGCAATAAGTCGAAAGCGTTTGATAGTATTCATCAGTTGATAAAGATTCAAGCGCTTTCATTTCGCTTACTTTGTTTTCACAAATGATTTGATTCAAGTAATTAATGTTGTCAATATAAACGCCTATTGTGTGTTGCGAATAAGTTTCAAAAGCTTTTCGTTGTTTCGGGCGTTTCGAATCAAATAATCTTGAATATCGGTTACAGATGTAGTCGAATAATTCATTGTGAGTTCGAACGCCCTTTGCACAAAAAAACTGAATAGCGCTGAATCTGATTTGAATAATTCAATTTTCTTTCTTCGCTGCAGTTCATCAAAGGTTGTTTCATCTTCGCCTTCACGAACGAAATAACAAGCAGCAAGTTCAATCAATGTTTGTTCTTCGCCTGCATAATTCATTCTGAATTCAACTTCATTCAGGATTGAGAACAGCGAAACAATATTGCCTTCATTAGCGTGTTCTTTCATCTTCGCAATCAACTGAATCATTACTTCTTTTGTAAGATTCATTTCAGCAAGGCGCGTTGCAACTTCAGCTGCGATTGCACGCCTTGCAGGCATTGTTAAAGGATTTTCAAATTCATACCACTTAACGCCGCTTGAATCTGTAAACAAGTGCTTCAAAGGAATCTTTGAACCTGTTGTTGTTGTTGGTTCGGGCTGTTGTTGTTTGCGCCTGAATAGCTTCATTTCTTTTTTGATTTTTTGATTATGCCGCCGCCTGCTTTGTTTACGCTTACTTGACAAATCGCATAAGAAGCGCTGCTGCTTTTTCCGCTTGCTTGCACTGAAGAAACACACCTGTGAAACTTTGGGCTGAATTTAGATTTGTTCGGCATGATGTTTTTTTTTCAAAGATAACATCATTTTAAATACTTGATGAAGTCACTGTGAAAAGTCCACAAGAAATAACGAAAGCAATCAAGCAAGTGTGTTTGCTGTGCATCCTTTGCCTTGTTGATGTTGCCTTCATCGTTGCTTTCAACATGCAACAAATCTTGAATCAAGAATTGACAGCTTGCATCAATCAACAAATCTTTGTGCTTTTCAAGAAGTGAGTTCAACAGCACGCGTGAATTCTTGATTGAAGGATTCACTGAAGGAACACGAAACGCGCTTTTCGGTAAATTCAATTCTTGCTTTATGATCATGTAAAAGTTTGAAGCGCCTTTCGTCATTGCCGATCTGTTAGCGCCTGAAGCATCGCCTGTAACAATGAACAGCCTATCGCCAAACGAAACGCGTATTGCTTCGCACAAAGCAAAGATATCTGAATTGCGCAACCTGAATTCTTTAAGCACGCGAATTGAATCATTGAATGATTGCCCTGCAATGCATGTAATCGGATCAACGTTGAAGTCAAATGAAAGAATGATCGGTTCATTCTTGTTCACTTGAAGATCAGCGCGAACAGTCTTTTGCTTTTTGAATGCATAAGCGAAAGGGCGTTCAACATCTACTGTTTCCCAATCGCCTTCAACGAATATTGCGCGCGTTACTTCATCAAGATTTTCAAGCCCTTTCAAATATTCTTCAGGAAGTGCATAATTGTCTTGCATTGTTGCGCGCAAGTAGTAATGATCTTCAGGCAAAGTTCCTGCAATGTATGGCGCGTGAAACTTTGATTTCGTCCAATTTTGCGAAGGATTGCAAGTGATCAATATCAAAGGCTTTGGATTTGATGCAAGAATGTTTCGCCCTGCTCGAAGCGCGCACTTGTTCAACGTTTTTTCCTGCAGTTCCTGCCCTTCTTCAAGCAAGAAGAAGTTCGCTTCAAGTCCATCGAATTGCGTTAATTCCTTATCGCTATCAAAGTTTTCTGAAATGAATTGAAGTTCGCTTCCATTCACGAACGTAACAAGTCTATCTTGCTGATTGTATTTTCGAATGAAGGATTTCGGGCAAATCTTGAAGAAGCTTTTGATTGAAGTTTTCTTCAGGCGCGGCAAAGATTCGCGCACAACAAAGCTTCTGCTGTTAGGATAAAACTTCGCAAGCAATATCAGCAGCGCTATTGAAACGTAAGTTTTGCCGCCACCTGCAGCGCCGCCGTACATTAAATATCGATAGCGCCCCGAAAGCGCTGCTTCAATGAATTCTTGTTGTTTGGGGAAAGGTTCGAATGCAATCATTCAAACAATGCTTTCAATTCGCGTTTGTAAAAGTGTTCATGCTTCATGAAGTATTGATAAACGAACAGCCATTCGGCGCGGCTGTTGCGCTGTGATTGATCAACGCCGCGTGTTGATTGTTCGAATTCAATATCAAGAATCATTCTGCTGATAAAGCGTTCAACCTTGCTAAACGTTTTGAAATCATAAAGCATTGATTTGATCAGCATATCAACTTCATGTTCACTTAAAGAAACTTCATTCATGTTTTAGTTCATGTTTATTCGTGCTATCAATTCGGCGCGCACATCAACAAGGAATTCAATGTGATCAATCTTCATTTCAATTACATGCAATGCCTGAAGCATGCCGCCCTTTTCACTTATCAAAGAATCAACATAAAGCTGAAATTCTTTTTCGCTCATTACTATCAACTGAATGTAATTGTTTGATTGCCTATCTTGAACACTTGCGGTTCGCCGCCCTGCTCGAATTGATTTTCATTGTTCCAATTATTCGGATCGCAATTCTTCAGCGCAAAGATTATTGCTGTTGTTGAAGGATTGATAAACTTCTTGAACACTGTAATAACCTTTCCTGCAAATTCGCCATGCTTATTGAAGCGCTCAATTGTTTCAGTTTCTTCAATAAAGAATCCTGTGATTGCGCGTTCAAGCCCGTTCGCCGCCTTTTCACGCAAGCTTTCCTTTGAGTTCTTCACAGCTTTTTCTTTCGCGTTTTTAAATAACTGTGCAAGCGTTGCATCTTGATCAAGATAATTGTAAAGCGATCGAATTGAAATTCCGCTTTCTTCACAGCAGCTTTTGACAGGATAAAGCCCTGTTTCATAAAGTTCGCAAACCTTTTGAACAGCTTCTGTCATTTGCTTTGCTTTTTCTTCGCGCATTTGTTGCGCCGTTTGTTTCTTTTTCATGATTGTATTTTGATGCGATACGTTCGCCGCTTGTTGTTGTTGCCTTCTTACGATCAGAAACTGATTGTTGCCTGCGCTTTTGTTCGTAGCATTTTCAAATGTTCTTCTGCTATCTGATAAGAAGCGCGAATTGCTGCTTCGCGTTGCTTCATTGTTTCAATCCATTCACGAATTTCTGATTCGCGCGTTGTGTAGTAATAGCCGCCTTGTGTTGCAATCAATCCTGCAAGCAGGTTGTTCAATCGAATGTATTGAATGATCTTTCGAACGCGCGGCTGTGTAAGTTTGATGTTGTAGTGTTTATAAAGCCCATCAATGATTTGTTGATTCGTTACGATGTTTTGCTTTCCTTTCAAGTTCTGAAAGCGTTTAACAATAATCGGCACAATCTTCTTTTCATCATGATTCAAATCGGCTGTTACTTGTTCAAAGTTCTTTATCATTGTTGTTATTGTTGTTGTTACTACTTATCGTTATTGTATTGCACAAATCTATTCTTGTAATAAATCATTCCTGCTTCTAAAGGAATGCCTGAATTGTACATTCCGAACAGTTGCCCTTCATTGAAAGCTTTGATCAGTTCCTGCTTTTCTTCGCGCTGAAGATCAATAGCTGTATCAATCAGTTGATCAAGCAGCTTTTTTTTTCCTGCTTCTTTTGTTTCGTCCTGTATCGCCGCCATGCAACAGATTAAGTTCTGCATTGGTGTTTTCATTTTCTGTTTTGTCAGTGAATATCTGTTTCAAATATT